AGATTACAATATGGCTCAATTAAGTTCACCAGGCGTAAGCGTATCAGTTATAGACGAAAGTTTCTATACTCCCGCAGCCGCTGGAACAACTCCCCTAATTTTTGTTACCTCTGCTCAGGACAAGCAAAACTCTGCAGGCACAGGTACAGCACCAGGTACACTACAAGCTAACGCTGGAAAAGTTTATTTACTAACTAGCCAGAAAGATCTTGCAGACACATTTGGTACCCCAGTTTTCAAGACAGATGCAAGCAACAACCCAGTACACGCTGGAGAACAAAACGAATTTGGTCTACAAGCCGCATACAGTTACTTAGGCGTAAGCAATCGTGCATACGTTGTACGTGCCGACTGTGACTTAAATCAATTAGATGCTACACCAGATGCACCAGCAGGTGATCCAGTTGACAGCACATATTGGTTAGACACTTCTACATCAGCATACGGTATTTTTGAATGGAACAATGCAAGTTCATCAACAGGCGGGCAAACATTTACAGTAGTAACTCCTTCAATTATCACTGATGCAACTAAGACAGATGTTGATCCTGTAACAGGTCCATCACCAAAAGCAAGTTTTGGTGCAATTGGTGACTATGCTGTTATTGCAACTACAAACGTGCTAAAAGCATGGTACAAGAAAGGTCAAACTAATACCGGCGCAGGTTGGGTAGCAGTTGGATCTTCAGAGTGGGTTGCAAGCCGCCCTACTGCTAAAGGTACTGTAACAAGCCCATCAATTATTGCAGGCGACGAGTTAATTATCAACGGTACAACTATTACTGGTGCTACAAACTTAGCAGGTCTAGTTGCAGATATTAACGCAGGTTCTGATGGTAATCCAGACGATGATAACAACTCAGCAATCGTTGCTGGAGTTACAGCCGCAGTTGTTAACGGCCGTATTGAATTATACTCAACAGGTACTGATATTACATTGTCAGGTTCACTAGTTGCTAAGTTAGGCTTAGGTATGCTACAAGCTGACGGTTCAACTGATTTAACTCCAGTATGGCCAGCGCCAGCACTAGCTATTGCACCACACACATCAGTTCCACAGTTCAAAGCAACTGGCGACAATCGCCCAACAGGTTCTGTATGGGTTAAGACTACTAATCCAAATGGTGGTGCAAACTGGAAAGTTAAAAAGTACAACGCAAGCACAAAGGCGTTTGTTACACAAACAGCACCATTATATGCTAACGGTCCAGCCGCATTATACGGCTTAGACAAAGTAGGTGGTGGTATTAACCTAGCACTAGGTGCAACTTACGTAAAATATAACGTAGACGGACAAGATCCATCACTAGCAACATTTAGCGTGTACGCACGTCAAAGTGTTGGCGCAATGGTTGCTAGAACTATTAAGTTCTCAGGTTCATCATTGGCGTTTACAGCAGATATTTCAGAGACTGTAACAGGTCAAGATACTATCGGCGCATTTAGCGGAACAGACGGTGCATGGGAAGCAATTGATCCAACAGATTCAGGTGTTGGTTCTAAACCAATCGTAGTTGGCGCAGGCGCAGACGGTGAAGAAACTGCAACAAAACTAGCTGAAGCAATTAATACTGCTGGTCTAGTAAACGTAATCGCAGTAGTAAACAGCGACAACTCAGTAAGCATTAGCCACAAGTTAGGCGGCGATATTCGAATTGTTGGTACTGGTGCTAATGCAGCCTTAGTAACAGATTCATTTGTATTCTATGACGCAGACACTGGTGCAAACGTAACATCAAATGTAGTTGACCTAGGTGACGATGCAGTTTATGCATCTTCATGGAGACTATTAAACGAGTACGTGTTAACACTAGACGGTCCAGGTTACGCTCAATCAGCATCTGCTCCTACAACAACTACAGCAGACAGCCAACTATGGTACAACAGTATTGTTGACGAAGTTGACATTATGGTACACAACGGTACTAAGTGGGTTGGTTATAGAAATTACAGCGCAACAGCCGCAGACAAATCACAGTATGCTACATCTACAGATGTTACAACACGAGTAGGTTATACTCCAATTGTATCAGCTACTAAGCCAGCGATTGCAGGTAAAGAAGATGGCGATTTATGGATTGATACTAGCGACTTAGAAAACTATCCAACAATCTACAAATTCAACAAAGATCAAAAGAAATGGATTTTAGTTGACAAGTCAGATCAAACAACTGAAGATGGTATTTTATTCCATGACGCACGTTGGGCAACAACAGGCGCCGCATCAGAAGCATCGACAATTGAAGAGTTAGCAAATTCTAACTTTGTAGATTTTGACGCTCCAGATCCTGCACTATATCCACGTGGTATGTTGCTATGGAACTTACGCCGTTCAGGATTTAACGTTAAGCGTTTTGTACAAAACTACGTTGACATTAATGCTGAAAACGATCGTTACAAGTTAGCAGGCGTTGCACAGTCTATGGCATTGTACTACCCACATCGTTGGGTTAGCGAAGCCGCTAACGAAGAAGACGGTAGTGGTACATTTGGCCGTAAGGCACAACGTAAAGTTGTTGTACAAAAATTACAAGCATTAGTAAATGCTAACCAAGACATCCGTGATGAAGAATCACGTGTGTTCAACTTGATTGCTTGCCCAGGTTATTCTGAGCTAGTAGGCGAAATGGTAAGTCTAAACTACGATCGTGGCTTAACAGCTTTTGTTGTAGCAGATACTCCAGCACGTTTAACACCAGATGCTACAACAATGAGCAACTGGGGTAACAACCAAGCAGGTGCATTAGAAGACAACGACAAGGGTCTAGTAAGCAGTGATGAATACTTAGGCTTCTTCTATCCATGGGGCTTCACAAGCGACAACATCGGTAACAACATTGCTGTTCCACCAAGCCACATGATTCTACGCACTATTGCATTGAACGACCAAGTTGCTTATCCATGGTTTGCACCAGCAGGTACACGTCGTGGCGGTATTACTAATGCAACAGCAGTTGGTTATATTACAGCTGAAGGTGAATTCCAATCAGTTGCATTGAATAACGGTCAACGTGACACAATGGCTAGCATTAAAGTTAACCCAATTACGTTCATTACTGGTACAGGACTTGTTAACTACGGTCAGTACACTCGTGCTAAGAACGCTAGTGCATTAGATCGCATTAACGTAGCACGTTTAGTAATTTACTTACGTAGACAGTTTGCTCAACTAGCTAAACCATATGTGTTTGAACCAAATGATAAAATCACTCGTGATGAAATCAAAGGTGCCGCAGAAAGTTTATTATTAGAGTTAGTTGGTCAACGTGCTCTATACGACTACCTAGTTGTGTGTGATGAGTCAAACAACACACCAAGTAGAATTGACCGCAACGAACTATATCTAGACGTAGCAATTGAACCAGTGAAAGCCGTGGAGTTTATCTACATTCCATTACGCTTGAAGAACACTGGCGAGATCAAAGGCCTAGCATAATAAACGGAGAATATTAAAAAATGTCAATTTCATCATTATCAAAGTTTACAGTACCGTTAGCATCAGGCCAAAGCTCAACTACTCAAGGTATGTTGATGCCAAAGTTATCATATCGCTTCAGAGTGATGTTTGAGAACTTTGGTGTGTCTGGTTCTACAACTGAACTTACAAAGCAAGTATCCAAAGCCGCACGTCCTAACGTAGACTTTGGTACTACAACAATCGATGTGTATAACGCTAAGATCAACTTAGCGGCTAAGCCAAGCTGGAAAACTATTGCTGTTACTTTACGTGATGACGTAACTGGCGCAGTAGCTAAACTAGTAGGCGAGCAACTACAGAAGCAATATGACTTTATGGAACAATCTAGTGCAGCCTCAGGCGGTAACTACAAGTTCACTATGGCCATTGAAATGTTAGACGGTGGTAATGGTACTAACACTCCTGTAGTTTTAGAGCGTTGGGAGTGCTACGGTTGTTACGTAAC